CCCCACTCCTCTCTAACTGAGAGGAGCCCGCAGGTCCGTTAGGACCATCAAACGTTTTGGCAAACGTTCGATCCGTGCCATTTTGATGCGGTGCGTATGGCTACGCAGTTGGTTCTCATACCGTTCAAGTACCTTTACTTGATCGGTTCTGTCAAGTGACATCAGGAACCACCTGAGCACTCCCCCTTCTTCATCGACAACATATGTTGGTGAAGTCGATTTCACGGAGACATGCTTCTCGAACCAGGTTTGCAAGTTGGAATCCCAACGAGCGCGCCATGGAACAGGAAGCACAGTTGTCTTCGCGAGAACAGAAGAGGTAATCTCTGTTTCCTCGTCGACATGACGAGGAAGCATCTTGACCAGACGGTCAAGATAGCTGTCAGAGACCTTCACTGTTTGCCAGAGTCCCGCGCGATAAGCGCGGTTCCGGAATTCAGTGAAGCGACGGATGAGATCCGCTTCCCGACGTGACATGGGGATGTCTGCACGGAGGCGTACTACTGAGACATCAGTCCCAGCAAAGTACTCCTTCCCACAACTCTCTCTGAACTGTCCAGTCCAGAAAGATTTGTGCATATTGACCTTCAAACCAAATGAATGGAGAAGGTCAATAACGTCGGACGCCGAGTCTGTGGGGACGATAATATCGTCACCATAGACTGACAGGCTCCCAGGCAGATGCCTGGGACTGGTGGAGTAACCGCTGCGCTCCATTCCCATCGCTGCTATAATCGTGAAGACTATAGCTTCAAATGGAAATGTGAGAGCAGACCCCATGGATGCATACTTGTGCAAAGTGATCTCATCACCTCGCACGTTCGCTGTCCTTGAACGGGCAGCTAGCATGTAATCCATAAGATGCGGCCACCTCTTGAAGGTCCGATAGACCATCGAGATGTGGACACGGTCAGACGCTTCACTCAGATCGAGTGTAGCGAGAGAACCATCGATAGACGCACGAAGCGCCATCGTTTGATTCCTTTCCTGATCCGTAAAACCCAGTATCTGATTCAACTCTCGGTCTTGTTCGACCAAGTCGTAGAATCCAGCTTTGAGAGCCTGCTGTGCAAATTGCACTGTAGCAGGCTCCATCGCGATGATACGTGGAGTTTTCTGCGTCTTTGGGACCGACGTGACCCTGGCGGGTAACTCGGAGCCCAGAGGTACCGTTGATTCCATCCAGGTTCCATTATAAGTCCCATATCGCCATCGGGGGAAAACCCCGTCAAGTCGATCAGGCCAATAATGGAAGTTCCATCGCTCAGGCATATCAAGCCTGTCAGCAGTGGATCCTGGACCGAATCGAGGAACGAGTTCAAAGTTCGCGATCTGACGATCGAGTTCGTTGAACACATTCCCGAACAAGCGGAGACACATACGAGAGTACGAGTCGTCCAATTCCGAGGCGATTCCGGCTCGAAAATGGTCCGCAAGTTCGCGGTCAGTTCTGATGAAGCTGAGAAATGCATTGTTCTCCCTTGCGAGAGTACAAGGCCTCTCAACTTTTCCGACCAAGTTGGACACTTGGCGGATCGCCCAGATGCAGTTAGCATCGGGAGCATCAGATAGTTCACCAGAAGCTGAGAAAACGCGCGTGAAGAAACCCCGCATGAAAGCGGGGAGACTCCCATTGTGCCTGAGAAAGGTACAATGGCTACGCGTCCAGACACCATCAGCAAGCGCTCTCTCGAGAGCTTTTGCTAGTGCTGGAAGTGTGATGGTAAGGAATCCATCACCCTCAGCTCGCCATCTAGACATGAGTGTTTGCTCATCTCTAGAGGTATTGACGCCGCAAAGAAGTCCTGCATCACGCAGGACTGCCAGGTGGAGAGTTACCAGGCTTTTCAAGGTTCCCCTTTCGAGGTGTGCCTTCCAGCCGATAACTTATCTGATCAGATCACCCTTAGGAGAAATACAAACTGAATCCAGAGGTATATCACGATAGTGAATACCGTAAGGACAAGAATGATTTCTCCCTTGGGGCTCAACGCTCGCCGGCGAGGATGCGCTTAAGAAGCGCCTTCGTCGACGCCTCCAGCGATGTCGTCAAGGCATCGTAGAGAGCTTCTGCGTCGGCAGCCGTGTATCCCTGAGGGATACTCGACGAAACCGAGATCGAGACAGGCTGACGTGAGTTGACCGCCGTGAGGGGGTCAGTCACAATGCTTGTTCGAACGAGGGACGCAGAACAGCGGGCCGTTCCGTTCTTGTCGACCTTTTGGGTCACGAACAGATCGACTCCGTTCGCGCGATCCGAATAGACGTTCGTTTCCGAACGCTCTTCGAGTCGTGGCAGCGTGCGGGCGGCACCAGAAATGGTGACGCTCTGAGGATCAGTAAGCACCGGTTCTCCTTGTGTTTGGTGTGGGTGGTTGTGTTTT